TTACGTTTAGTGATAGATGCTTTTCTACGTCTTTGCTCAACTTCTATTCTCTTCTTTAGACCCATGTGTGATATGTAGCGGTCTGCTTCTTTACTCAACCATTGTGCTACTGCTCTGTAACTATACTGCTTGAGGTGTCGTTTTGCAAGCTCTAATGCATCTAACTCATGTTCTATAGGTACAAGTAATCTATCATTGTCAGGATCTAGTTCATAACCAAACGGTATCTTCTTAGTTAGCCTGACAATCTTGTGCCATTGTTTGTTGTGTATCTTAGGCGGTTTGGGTAATTGCCAAAAGCCTAACTCTCTTTGTGGTATTATTCGTTTGTACCTTCTTTTGGTGGTAGGTAGAAGATGCCACCACCGCTAGTAACATCTACTTTATCTACCTTACCAAGTCCTGCTCTGTCAAGCAAGTCTTTTGCTGCAACCATCTTTTCTTTGATGCCTAGCTCTGTCGGATCATATAACGCACCAACCATAGCCATAGCAGCTTTAGGTGCAGTACGTGCAAAATATGTACGAGTCTTCTCACCAATCTCATCTTTTAAAGATTCAACAATCGCTGCAGTGTTGCTGTTATCACCGTAACCTGCCAACTTCTTAGCAGCGACAACGTCACCGCCAGCTTCATCAAATAATACATCTAAGAATCTTTGCTGCTTATCCGTTAGATTCCTTGCCATATATTGCATTCCTTATTTGTGATCTACCAAGTCCTAGATCGTTTAGTTGTCTGTCGTCCAACATGTGTAGCATTCTAAAGTCTGCACGTTTTTGTTGTCTGACTACGTGGGCTTTCCACATCCTTCTTAGTAAGTTTTTCATAGCACTATCTCCTTTGTTTGTGTGCGGAGATAGTTATACTCAAATATAGGTCAAGTAGTAGTACCTATTATTGCATATCCGTTATGTCGGTTGGAAGTGTTCCTCACCTGATAGTATTACATGAAAGTCAGAACTGCTATCTTCAAAGCCTACAATCTTGTCACCTGAAGATAATGCAAGGTATGCACCACCCTCTACAACTTCTTCAATACCGTTACCTGCTACACTGTGTTCATCAATTATAAAGTGATACGTAGTAGTAGCTGCTTCATACCACTGTAAGCTGTACTTCTTTGTACTAGATGCTCCACTGGATACGTGCATAAAAGTAATTAAACTGACAAAGTTATTAGGACAAGTGTATATAACATCACCACTTGCCCCACCTGCTGTAGCAGATAAGTCTTTAGCTTTTGTAAAATATTTAGCAGTATCTGAAAAGGCCATTTATTATTTAATACCCTTCATAGGTCTTGATGGTCCTGCCAAGAATCCACCTCTAGCGTAACCTTTTTTCTTCATCTGCATACCACCTTTAGCATACCCTTTTTTAACCATGCCACCTTTGGACAGGTAACCCATTTTGTTTCTGACAGGTTTAGGTAACTTCTTCAAACCTTTTTGATCAGCAGTAGGTGCTTTCATACCACCTGCAGCGTAACCTTTCTTTTTCATACCGCCTTTAGCGTAGCCTTTTTTCATCATGCCACCCATTGCGTAGCCTTTTTTCTTCATCATTGTTCTTCGTCCTCGCTGTAAAGATTGTTGAAAACTCGTTGCGTATCCCATACATAGTCTACGTTTTCTTTAGAGTTAAACATATGTTGATTCGGTTTAAAGTCTGGCGCACCTTGCCCAGTTTCAAACCAAGCTGGGTGAGTTACTCTCACTCTGTTATTGGGTAACGCAACCATGTTACCAGTGTATTCTCCTGCATCTAGTAGTTCTAATACATGAGACTGTTTGTGCTGCGCTGGGTCATCAGCGACTTCGTTATCTGTGTAGTCTACGGTAAAGTAGTATTTGGCTGGGTAGAACTCTCCGTCTATTTTGGCTATCCAAGGCGCTGGGCTTGCTCTCTCTAGTTTGTATACAGAGTGTGTATGTGACATACAATCCCAGGGCTGTGCTAAATATGGTGGTAACTCTTCAGGCCATTGCTCTAAGGGTGTATCAGCTACTAGTGCGGTCAAAGGCATTCTAGCCCACATAGCACCACCATGTACATTTTCTGAGTCATCTAAGTCTGATTCACATCCTGTGAAGATTACTTGGAAGCTCAGTGTTCTGTTAGGCATTGTAGTAACGCCAATAACCATAGCGTGTAGAAAGTCGCCATGATACTCTTCTAGATTCTTAGTGTATTCTCTACGTACCCATGCTTTGAAGTACGGTATGCTGCTTTGGAGAAATGACATATGTTATCCTTTTCATTATGTTCTTTTCCTCCCTGATGCTGTTGTAGACCATTTTACCATCTTAGGTCCAGTCTTTTTTGCAGCTTCTTTCTTACTTATTTTACCTGCTACAGCTTTTGGCCTACAGGCTGGGTAAGGTCTACCCTTATCATCTTTACCAGATCGTCCACACTTCTTGCCCGTCTTTACATCAGTCCAGTCTTCAGCAAACCATTTACCTAGACCACCTTTAGCAAAGCCCCTACGACTAGGCAGTACGTGACTTGACTTTGTTCTTTGATGAGCCACTGTATTTACCTCCACGTGCTTTGTACGTCTTAACTAGCCAAGCACTCGCATATGCGCTGGGCCATGTCTTAAACTTTCTTTTAGCTTCTGCTTTTACTCTAGAGTATAGAGCTTTGTTTGTAGGTGTTGCCATTATATCACCATTTTGTTCTATTTGCCCAGTAAGCCGCACTAGTCTTACCTTTAGCAATATTTTTTGCATGGCGTGACTTAAAAGACTTACGTTTCTTTTTCATCTTATCAGACTCACCTGCTTTAGGTTTACCTGCGGTACTAGCACCCTGCTCACCAAAACGTATAGTAAGAGGATCTCCATTTGGCTTTGTAGTTACAACTATATGTGACTTCTTGGCGTGGTCAGGTGTGCGCTTTGGTTTGTTGATACCAGAAACGCCAGCACGTTTTACGGCTGCTTTACGTTTCTCTGCCTGAGTCATTGCCATTATCGTTTACCTTTCGAGTAAGCCTGTCCACCATAGAATGCTGCAACTATAGCAGCTACTGATACAAAGTAAACACTTGCCATGCTGCCTAGTATCTTTGCTGCTTCACTTAGTCCTAGCCCTACAGCCAGTACAACTGATAGTGGGTATAGTAACATACCTGCCAGCGCAAACCAAGCCATATTTCTTTGAGCGTCTTCTTTTTTGTCTTCATTTTCAAAACGAACTCTACGCTCGTACATAGCCATTTCTTCTTCAGTGACTACGCCATCTCCGTCTGTGTCTGCTGCTTCCCAGCTACTACCTGCCTCTAGTTTTGTCATAGAGGGTTTTCAACCAAGCTATCATACGCTTTCCAAATGTCGTCAATCTCTGTTTGAATAACATCTAACTTGTCACCTATAGTATCCGTTATTGTAGTAGCTTTGTCAACCTGTGATCTTAGATCAAGTAAAACTTTTTGCTGTTCTAGTATTTGCTGCATATTAGTGGATAGCTGTGCGAGTCTAGTATTCAGTCCACGTACATCATTATCTACTACTGCTTGCTCTACTGCTTGTATTCTACTTGTTGCTGTAGCTTCTAGTTCAGTTATCTGCTGGGTTAATCGTTGCATCTTAGCAACTATGTCATCGTTTAGGGTTGCTTCGGCTTCTTGTAGTTCTTTTCGTATTGCTTGACTTGCTGTCGTTAGCTGGTTTGCCGCAAATGTTTTATTCGCTGTTCTTTCTCTTGCTGTGTCGTTACTTAACTTAGTCAAGCTTTTTTGTAGTTCTGAAATCTGCTTTGCGTTGGTTCCAGCTTTTCCTAGTGCTTCATCTACGCCACCCTCTACACCGTAGAATCTATTTAGTGTGTCGTATCCAAAGTATATCCCACCTGATACAGCAGATAATACTGGGAGTGCTACAGCTACCATCCAACCTTTAATGTTGTAGCCACCTATGCTAAAGCCTACGTCCATCCTCTTTACGTTCCTTCTTTTCTAAGTAACGCCTCTTCTTCATTTTTTGTATTGGTCTTTTCTTTTTAGGTAGCTTCTTTTTCTTGACTATGGCATTGTTCCGTATTGTTCTACGTACTCACCTGCTGCAAATATTTCTGAAGCAGACTTCATATCATCTTCTAGGTAACCCTGCCAACCAGAGCCAAACCCATCATCATCCCAGTTAATTACAAACTCATCAACGTTCTGTGTGTATGTAATAGCTGTGTAGTTCCCTACTACAAAGTTGTTCACTGTAGCGTAGCTGTCTATGCTAGCTGTTAGCTCAGTGTTGTTAGCTGCAGCCATGAATGCACCAGCTTGCTGTGCGTAGTTCTCTACTTGTGCTACAGCTTGGTTATACGCATCAACTTCTGCTTGGTCTATGCTGTACTCATCTGTTGCCATCATACCTTGCAACGCAGTCTGCTCTGGTGATGTATCTGCTGTTGCAGCAGTTGTCATTATACCAGTAGCTGTTAGTATCTCTGCTGAAGCATCTACAAGTATGTCTATAGCTGCATCCAAGTCATTCATTGCACCTTGGTATTCTTGTGTGAACAACTGCTGTGCTGTAGTAGCTGTCTCGTAGTCGTGTCCTATTACAAGAGCGTGTGCATCTAGGTAGTCATCTAACTCCTGCTGAGTAATTAGTCCGTCATCAAATGCGTCATCTACAACAACACCACCCAACGCAGCATATCCTACAGCACCTACTGTATTGTATCCGTTGTCCGTTACCCTGTTCTTGATAGCACCCAGTGAAGATATTAGAGCATCAATCTTTTCTTGACCCGTCATTGTCAGCGCTGGGTCCGTCACCTCTGCGTTTGCTAGACCTGAACTGGTCACTAAGGCTACGCTTAGTAGTAGTGTCTTTGACAAACTCTTCATTGTATTCCTCTCCTACCCTTAGCAAGGTATCCCAAAACTCTTTGTCCAACTCATACCCTACAACAAATAATGCAGGGTTTTCTCTGTACTTCATTATAGCGTTTCTGCCCATCAACAGTCTGCCAGTACGTGCATCGTTTATTGGACATGGAGTATTGGCTAACATCATACTCCTGAACACTGTGGCATCTTGGCACATAACCGATATAGCCGATACCTGTAATCCTAGCCCTCCAACCTGTTGAGGTAACCCCAGCAATCTAGCATTCTTCCTGCGATTGCAATTCGGGTCTTGCTGCATCTCACCTTCAGACAGTCCAATTATATTTAATTGTAACCCTCTAGTCTTCGGGATTAAGCAAGAGTCGTTACCTCCCCCACCCATTACTGTTGGAGCTATGCTGGACATTACAGGGCTACTGCCTGGTGAAGATCCTGCTCCGTTGTAGTTTGTGACCTGACTCTCATTGTTTGAATCTACAGTTGAGTCTTCGTAGTTGTTAGAGAAGTCACCTTCTATGTCGTTGCCGTTGTCTGTCGTAGTAGTGTTGTTATTTGTTATACCATCATCTATCGGAACTTGTTCCTGTGCAGATACCGTAGTCATCAACAAAGCTAGGATCAATACACATAAGCTTAGTAGCAGCTTCCTTGTGTCCAATAAGTGCGAGTGTTTGAGCATCTTGGTTTCTCTGGCATACAGTATCTCCCACCCTGCATGACGCTGTATATGTTATGGTTTGACAAGCTGTTACTATCATTAATATACATAGTTGTACGCAAGCTTTAAACTTTGTCAACACTTTTTATCCTATACCAGGTCTTTTTCTTTCAGGGTCTAATACTTCATGTTTGGTAAGGAAGCCCTCAAGGTACATAGCTCTCTCTACGTGGTCCAGTGTGTACCTCTGGCCTAGCCTAGCTTCCAGTGCTTCACGCACATAAAACACATCGGACTTAGGAATGTGTACACGTCTGAGTCTTTTACTGTCACCGTCAGCTATTGCATCGTAGAACTCTTCAATGACATCCTCAGAAGAGTACAGGCTGATCTTTTGTTTATACATAGTCTTACCTTAAAGGTGGTATGTGTAGTTGCTACATGTAAGAGGAGGAGACATGGAGGAAGAGTAACACATAGATTACTACACATACCTTAGTATAACACTTATTGTTTGTTACTTTATATTGTGTTATTAATAATTAGTATACAGGAGGATAGTATAACTGTCAAGTTAAACTTACCTATGTCCAAACACTTTTTATATAGTTTAACTATTTATTAGTTATATTATTTATTAAGTT